TCTCGCGTACTCCATATAATTAATAGGAACAACTGTTAGGAGAACAGTAGCACCACCTCTAGTAACTTCAAGTCTTTCATTAACAAAGACCATAGCATCACCGGGAATGGTAACAGACTTAACTCCAGCAGTTCTACCATCAAATACAGAAGCAGCAAATGAAGTGACTGTACTAGTCTTCATGAGCATTGAGAAGTCAATCTGTCTTTGCTCATTACCATCAAAACCTTCAAGGAACTTATTGCCCTTAGGATTGAAATAGGCTTTAACTATCTCTTCCTGAGCTTTTGTGAGAAAAACACTTTTCTCATATTCATCTAAACCAGGAGCCTGGTTAGACATTACATTGTTATAGAGAACGTCAAACTGATTACTAAATTCTGCATTTGTCATATCAATCTTTCACTTTAGCTTGTACAGCAAAAAGTACATCCTGATGTTTAGGAGAATTTAAGTACTTGGCTGCAGTAGATAAAGTGGACTCTTCATTTGCTTCACAGAGAGGACTATTGTCTTCTCTTAGATAGTAATGATTGTCTCTGTTGGAAATAACTCCACGCTCAACTGCCTTCTTGATAAGTGCCTTAGTATTTAAATACGGATCAGTAATGACTTTTAAAAATAGTTTACTATCAGCCTGTATGAGTTTATTAGCCTTAGTCTGAAGGAATTCAAGGTCAGAGTTTGGAGCTGTAGGTCTACCATCAATAGATTCAATAATGACTCTAAGAATGTAGGAATCATCCTCAATCTTGCCATACTCCTTGTAGCATCTCATAATAGCACTCATGCTATCCTTAGCCCTCTTGTTCTCCTCACCCTCGGCAATAATAACATATTCATAGGTTGCTTTCGGATTGTCTTGTAGAGCTTGTAGAGACGGAGCAATCAGGTCTTTATTGGCAAGAAGAATCTTATATTTAATGTAGTCTTCTGGGTCAGAAAGGTCTAAGTAATTATCCTGCTTTAACAGTCTGACACTGGCATTAACCCAATAATTATCCTTCTTCCTTACGGCACTTAAGGTATTAGGGTCCAGCATCATAATTTCCTCAAGACACTTCTTTTCAGCATTAGTAAGAACATTCACAAAAGAGCCAGACCTTAGCCTTGGCACAACATATGTTCTAGAGGCTCCTTCAGCCATACCTCCATAAAGAAGGTGCTTAGGGTTTGTAAAAACAAAACCAGTCTCCTTGTTAAGGTGCCTAACAGTAACTCTCTCATTTCTAAGAACATTGACTGTGGGCTCTTCATCTTTAACAGTAGGAGTAACCTTAACTTCCACTTCCTCTCTTGCTTCTCTCTGTGGTTTCTCCACAGGAACCACACCAATAGGTGTGTCGTCAATCTCGAAATTTTGTGTTGAATAATCAACTTTCTCTTCCATTTTCTTCATATAATTCTCCTTTATTTAAATAAAGGGAGGAGGGTTACTCCTCCCTTATTATGTTTTCCTCTTTCAATTAGGCCTGCAGAATAGCAGGGATTAAGGACATTGTTCTGGTAGGGTCAAGGACACACACACCCAGAGTGGCCATTCTGTGGATAACAGCAGAATCCTCATCGAAGCTCATGTAAGGATTGTTCTTCGCACCTGTGAAAGGATTGCGGAGACCCCATTGATAGCCTCTGTACTCTTCATCACCACGCACCTTGCACTTGAAGATGTTAGGTTGATCCATAGTACCGATGTAAAGGATGTCATATCTGTAAGACTCGGCGACACCACCTTCAGGATGGATAACCTTATTTCTCACAGGGTCATCATAGAAAGGATCAACATCAATCTTCACTCTGACACCATTAGGAGCCATGAACTCAACAAACTGGAAGCCAGCCTTGAGAGCATTGCTATGGAGAGGAGAAGAAGTCTTGTCAACCACCTTCACAGAACTGTTGTCCAGCTCAAACTGAGTCCAACCAGAGACTTCGTTGAGGACAGCCTTGTGGAATTGGGAAGCACCACGCTCACCAGTCTTGATGAGGAAGTATCTGTCACCAAAGTCAAGCTTAGCAGCAGAAAGCTCATAGAGAGCATCCTCAAGAAGCTTGAGAGAGAAGGTGTTGTAATACATTGTGTTGGCATACTCCATTTGCTCACGGAGACCAGCACCCATCTTGATGACATTACCGGACTTACCAAAGTTCAGGTACTCACCGTTGGCAGTTCTGTTGCTTCTACCATACATTAAGATGTTGTTCTTGTAGTCAGACCATTGCTGCTCGACCTCCCAATCAACAACGTGCATCCACATATTCTTCACTGTGTGAGCAAGCTTACCATTCGCAGTAGCCTCAGTAACAGGGATACCCACAGCAAGCTTCTTGTTCAGCATAGAACCAGGGACCTTGTGTTGAATTCTGATGGTGGAGAACTCATTTCTCATAGCAATGGTAGAGCTGAATCTGACATCACCAACCTTTCTAGAGAGTTCCTTCTCAACAGGAGCATACTCCACGGAGAATCTCTTACCAGCGGTAAGTTCAGAAGCAGGCATACCAGCGGTAACACCACCCATTAACTCAACCTTGTAAACAGCATTGGTGCCCTCCATACGAGGGTCAGCAAGAATACGCAGAGGATAAACCTCATTCTTCTCACCGGCAATCACCTCACCGTCAGCAAACCAATCCTCAGGGAACACCACATAGAAAGGCTCAGCATTAGCACCGGCGACACCTTCTGTGATAGGAGTACCATCAATACTTCTGGCCTCAACAAGAGGAATGTTTCTTCTTGAAGAACCAATGACATCCCATGTATACTCATCATCAGTATCGAATTCCTTAGCAGGGAATTGGCTCAGGAAGGTATCCAGAGTCTTACCTCTATAGTAGGCAAGTAATTGAACCATAAGGTTACTGGCCTTCTGTGGAGCTAACTGAAAAATGGAACCCAGGTGGTTCTCCTTGGTCAGGCCCTTCCAATGGGAAAAGCCGATCATTTGGAATTTATTTAACTTTCCAGCCATAATTTAGTTTTATTATAATAAAATTGAACTTGTGATTACACATCAAGGTCCCACTTAGCTCCTATAAAGGAATTTGGATCCTCGCTGACTCCACTCACAAATTTGATATTACCATTAGAGGTTCTTGCTGTGTTGTTCAGCGTGTGTTCCAATTCGCGGAGACCCTTTTTAACTTCTTTAGTAACCTTGGGTTTAACTAAACCATCAAGGTTCTTAAAGCCATCAGTAAGAGTAAATAACAAACCAACATTCTTTAAGAACTCAACCTTGTGCTCTCTTTCATACTTTTGAAGAGCAGTGAAGTATTCTCCAGTTTCCTTATCCTTATAGACTGGCTTACTGATATTATCAAAAATCTTCTGTCTAGTAGCCTTGTCTACTTGTAAGTCACTGAATACCTCCTTGTCCTCAAGGATTGATTTCTTCAGTTCCTTAGCCTGCCTTTCTCTCTCCTGTGTCTCTCTTTCAGTAACTTCTTTGGCTTCATCAATAGCTTCTTGATACTTGCCTTGGAAGAAATCCTTATTAGCACTTAATGCTCTCTTGGCTTTCTTCTTGTCGTTACCACTAGCAAAGATGTCTTCAAGCTCTTCCATAGCTTCCTCTTTGCTATACTTCTTGTTAATTAAATCTTGATAAATGATTTGCTTTCTAAGGTTTTCACCAGCCTCATCTTCAGCATCAAGCTTATCCTCTGTAATACTGTTTAAGTAAGAGATTGTTTGCTCATACTGTTTGACAACATCTGGGTCAACACCTGAATCTAAGATGTTAGCAAGTCTGCGCTGCTCCTCATCTAGACCAGATCTAATCTGCTCCTGAATGGCCTTAACCAAATCTTCAGGAGTTTCAATCTTGTCAAGCATTTCATCATCAAGGTCAGGAAAGACATCCTCTTCTTTTAAGGCTTTGGCAATGGAAGAGTAGAAGTTGTTTGTAGGAGAAGAACCAGTTTCTTTTTCAGAAGAGGTGTCCTTCCCTTCTTGATTCTCTTCACTACCTACGCTCTCCGGGGCCTCATCAAACAAATTGTCAGCATTTACCTCCTCGGTAGTTGTTTCTTCTTTTTGTTCAGGAGAAGTTTCCTGTGTAATTTCATCATCAGTTTCCTCAGAAAAGAGGTTCTCAATATCCTCTTGTCCAAGGATGTTATCAATGCTTAATCCTTCCATAATATCTCCATTTAAAACTTTGTGCAAAGATATGTCAAATTTACAACATAATAAATAAAATAATAAAATTATTTATTTATACATAAGTGAATTTATATAAAATAAAGGGGAAGATATACCTATCTTCCCCAGCATTAATTATAATATGTATTGTTTACAATGATCACAAAGAAACTTCTTAGCCACTTTAAACATTCTCTTACCCACTTCACCAGCTAAATATTGATAGTCTTCACTGTATGGGTCTATACCTAAAGCACTGCTAATGTGCATTACTAAATGCCCTTTCTCGTGGTCAAAGGTATCTTGAAACTCATCAGAAGAATCTGTCTTTCCTATCAGCATTAATGATGCTCCCATTTCTGTATTTGTATAGGTAAATCCAATATTGTCTTTACCTGTTTCCATCAGCCCTTTTATCTTAAAGAAAGATTCTTCATCACAGTCAATATCAAGTAAGTCTATTAAGATATTTGAAATAAAATATTCGTGTACTGCATAATATACTCTAATAGACCAATCATAGTCTTCCAAGTATATATCCTGTACAATCATAGTACATCCTCCCAAGGAATGGGTGTCCCACTTCCTATACAGTCAGCATAGAATCTGGTAAAAGGCATACCCTCATAAGCATCTGGATCTTCCACTACATCCTTGACATATTGGATCATATGTACATCATCAGGTACAGACTTCCCTAAGAAATCGGCCTTACACATATTAGCAATATACACATCGTCGTATCCAGTAGCAACTACTTTAATACCATATACCTTACACATCTCATCAAACTTCTCTCTACTAAATGGCTGTATATATTCTTTTCTGCCATTAACCTTTTTATACATTTTAGATGAAGCCCATTCACACATCTTCTTATTGAAGTGCCAGCCATTCATAGAAAGATACTCCTCCATTCCAGAAGGAAACTTTTCTCTATAATCAAGTCTCATATTTAAAACAATAAAGGGGAGTAGAAACTACTCCCCAAGATTAAACTTACCTAGACATGCGTCTTTCACCATAAGAATCTTTTTCACTATGAGAGTAGAAAGTGTCTTTCATAGCCTTGGCATAACCATCTTCATAGCCACACTCATAACCTTCCTCATAAGCCTCATCAGGACTCTTCATACCCATTCTACTACCATAACGATAGCTTCCTCTGTAACCACTTCTATAGTCGTCTCTGCGACCATCTTGTTCTCTAATTTCCCACATTTTCATATCAGCATAATTTTAAGTTAGCCTAGCAATCAAATCCTTATTGGCTTCCATAAGGGCTGCAATGCTTTTGGACATCTCGCTCATTTGCTTCTTGAGAGTATCCATTTCTTGCTTTTGCTCTTGTTTCTCTGCCATCTCTGGATGAATCTCTAAAAGAACCTTATCATACTTATCCACCATAGCCAAGTGATAGTCCTTGCTATTGGCAATATCAAGACTCTTCTGTTTAAGATTAATTATCTCTGAACTAATAGCATCTCTGCTGTCTGAGACAATTAGGCTTTCTCCATTACTCACAGAGTCTGCCACATCTTGTTGTGCAGGCAAGTTATTATAATTATAGGTCTGGTCATTTGTTTTAACAATTAAGTCAACTACAGTTTCTTGGGGCTGTCCAAAAGCAGCAGGTAACTGATATTTAGGTCTAGGGATAGGCTGATTTACAACATATCCAATCTCTATTCTAGGAGTGTCTCCCCTATGAAATATAAAAATTTGACTGTTAGGTCTAACTGATTGAAACATAATAATTTACTTTAAACTAATTGTAAGATGTTAGCGAATCTATCATAGTAAACAAGATACACACCAGTACCAGCCATATCAGCAACAGTAACATCCTCTCCACCAGCAGTGGTAAGAGTTTGAGTATTTCCAGCCATTGCAAGTTGAACAGGTAAAGTTGTAGTAGTACCAGTAGGGATAGCTTCAGGCATATAGACTAGGAGTAAACCCCTGAAAGGAGTACCATCAAAGTCTGGCCTGAACTGAAATACCACTGAAGTATCCGAAACTACAATTCTCCGCACCTCTATTGTTGGGATTCCATTGATGTTAATGTATTGAAAAGGAAATCTTGCCATAACATTTCCCTCCTATACTTTAACCCCAATAGGAACCACCATTACCATAACCATAACCATAGCCATAGAAACCCCCAGAATAAGGAGTGTTATTCACGGCAACAAGGTTAGGCCATTGAACAGGAACAGTGTTAGGTTGGGAAGCCTTAATAGAATCAACCTCGCTCTTAATAGGAGCAAGCATAGCGGCTATCTGAGCAGTTTGATTAGCATTGTCAATCTGACCTCTTAACTGAGTAATAATGTCAGCCTGAGTGTCAATCTTGCTCTGGAGCTCTCTCTCCTTGATAGCACAGAACCCGTCATTCATTGCAACTGTTTGAGCTGCAATAGCGTCTGTGATGGACTTGGCATTTCTGTCAGCTTGAGCACCTAATTGATTGGTTTGATCAATGGTTTGAATTCTGGCCTCATAGCCTTGCTGAGTTGTGAGAAGTCTATTCTCGCAGCAGCATTGACATAACTGAGAAGCAAGAGCAGCATTACCAGACTGAATAGCATTGACAACCTGCAGAGAGCTCAGACCAATCTGAGAACCAACATTGGTTAAACCAGCATTCAGAGTGGCAAGAGCAGTTTTCATAGAGTCAAAGTCACTATTAGACATAGTGGCCAAAGCTCTAATATCAGCGTCAGTACCATTGATAGCATTCATCAAAAGGTCAGTGTTGTTATAAGCAGTAGCCTGAGCACCAAGAGAAGCAGCAGCGGCACCATTGTTACCACCACCAAAACCTCCAAAGCCACCCCAACCATTGCCAAAGACAAGGCCTAAAAGGAAGCCAAGAGCACCACCAGCTAAACCATTACCACCAAACCAACCATTGTTGTTGTTATTACCATAGGCAAGCCAAGCAGGAACTTGGTCACCACCAAAGACATAAGTTTTTGTATCTTCTGCCATAATTTTACTAGATTTAAATTGTTAATAATTCTGTTGTAAGCTTACGGCAGCAAAGGTATGTAAATTATTATAAGAAAGACAACAATGCTAAAACCCCTCACAGATTGCTCTGCAAGGGGTTTTTGATTAGTAATGTTTTTATTTAAGTTCCTTTTTCGTGTCATGTGTGCTCTCCCAGCGCCCTTTCGCCTCTCGGCGGAGAATCAAATTTATATTTTAAAACCCGGTTTCTCCAAGTATAAATCCATCTTGAGTCCACAAAAGCGATAATACATACATTGAGCTTATATCGTTATTTGCATATTCTATTTGTGACACATAATTTACACAAGCAGATGCATCTGTCCGGTAACTTAAAATAAAGTCTGCAATATTTTTGTCTCCGGAAAGCACATAATATGCATCATCTTTTTTTAGAAAGACCGTACTTTTAAACAATTGAACCTGTTCGTCACTAAGAACTGTTCCCGTTGTAATATTTGTAACATCCACCACTGGCATCATCATATACTCCACCTTCTGAGCGGGAGCATAATCCTCCGCCGTCCACCCGGAAGGGATGCCGTTCTGGCCGGAAGCCCAGTCGTAATTGCTGTTGCGATAGAAATCTCCAGAAGCGGCAACGCCAGTTACCCACTTAGATGTGCAGGTATTGTAGTCATTTTCAGTTGCAGCGACTTTAATCTCATTAAGACTGCTGCAATTGCGGAACATCGCATTGTAACAACCGTTGACAAGTTTCTTAGCAGGTAATTCCGGAGCCTTTCCAAGAGAAGAACAACCATAGAACATGTTCTTGTAGCAAGAATCCGCTAAGACGGTTGCCGGTAAAGCTGGAGCGACGTCCAAAGAAGTACAACCGCGAAACATGCTGGCATAACAACTGTTAGCAAGTTCGGTTGCCGGGAGCTCTGGGCCCTTGATTAACTTATCGTTATCGTAGAACATCGAATTGTAACAGCTTTTCCCAAGTTTCGTTGCAGGAAGGAACAAACAATATCTCTCATCTTGATATGTCCCGTTAGCATATAATATTGATCCCGTACTTTGTCCGCGAAGTCCAGATCTGAATAAAGCATAAAAAGCATAGTCCTTGACACTATACAATTTTGGATAATTCTTGCTGCTGACAAGAGACATCACATTGCCGTATGCTTGGTAATCTTGACTTGCGATAATACGATTTGAACAAAGCGATGTTTCCTCCGGAAATTCCGGGTCAATATATGTTGAGGTATAGGTGTCGTTGTCCCCATAAAGAGTCATCAAATCTCCAGCATGTAAAGCCGCCAATAAAGTTCCTTCCGGGCTTGCAGTTTTCTCTACCAGGTCCCCTTCGTTTACGGAAACTTTGATCGTTCTTGCATACTCCTGTATTTCGCAACAGAAATACACGTTTGTCGTACCCGATTCGGATGCATATATCGTCAGTGGCGTATCCCTATATGGAGCAGGATCCGGAGCAATCGCCAGTTCGATAGCATCATTAACCGCTTTGGCGGAAGGATACTCAACATTAGTAGATTCAGCAGTAATCTCTGTTACTTTATTAGCAGTACTTTCAACAGGTTCAGTTCCAGAACCAGAAGTAGCAGTCCATTGCCCATTACAGAAAATTTTCTCAACAGGAGCATCAGGGTTACCAGTGTCTACCCATAGCACTGTATTATCCTGTGGCTCATATGGACCTTTAATAATGTTTTTAATTTGTTGCATATCTAATTAATTAATCACCATGATAACCAAGCCAATAAGCTTCAGGACCAAATTCTGAAGCTTCAAAATGATATAAATCCAATTCTGGTTTATCGCTTTGATAGCCCCCAATACACGGCGGATCGTATTTGATATTATTTGTATTATATTCGCCTAGTTCTGTGGAAAGAAATCTTAGAACTGGACTGGAGTCTGTCATAACGATAGAATATTCTCCAGCATATAATTTAGCACACTCTTCGTCTGTTATGCCAAAATTCTGGGCTGCCTCATGAAGAGTTGCCGCCTCCCATCCGGTAATCATATCATTATCAGAGCAGCTAATGACAAGCATCGAAAGAGAAGAGCTGCCTCCACCACCCCCACCTCCTGAAGTGGGTTTCCACTCACCGTCAACAAAGGCTTTAAGTGTAGGAGAGTCTGGGTTACTTGTATCAATCCAGAAAACATTTGTATTCTCTGGGGGCAATGTGCCCATAATTGTTGTTCTAATTCTTGTAAAATTTGCCATAATTATTTAGTTTTTATTTAAGCTTCTTGTTACTTGACTAGGCTTGTCTAGGAGAAGTTCCACATATTATATATACCTCATACTCAAAAGTAAC